CTCCTGTAGACATCATCACTTTTGGCAGTCCCTGTCAGGATATGTCCATCGCGGGTAAGCGGGACGGTCTGGATGGTTCACGGTCCAGCCTGTTTTACGAAGCAATCCGAATCGTGAAGGAAATGAGGTGTAAGACCAATGGAGAAAAACCAAGATTTATCGTGTGGGAGAATGTGCCAGGGGCCTTCTCCTCAAACAAAGGACAGGACTTCAAAGCAGTCCTCGAAGCCGTCATCGGTGTTAAAGAACCGTCCGCCTCGGTGCCTGCGCCTGAGAAGAAAGGATGGCCCGACGCTGACTACTACGTGGGAGACGGATGGAGCGTCGCGTATCGAGTTTTTGATGCACAATGGTGGGGCGTTCCCCAAAGGAGAAAACGTATCTACCTTGTCGCAGATTTTGCAGACCAGAGTGCCCCAAAGGTATTATTTGAGTCCGAAGGCGTGTCTCGGTATTCTGCGGAGGGCTTCCGTGCGTGGCAAAGAGCTGCCGCCGGTGCTGAAAGCAGCACTGGAGAGACAGGCTGCAGTGGAGCAGGAGGACGGCTCTGCCTGAACGATCAGGGCGGAGAGAGGATGGATGTGACGGAAGAGGTGACAGCCACCCTCCGTGCGGAGGCACATCATCCGCCGTGTGTTATGGAAGCCGCTGGTTTTTGTACCGAGCATTCCGCAAATGCCAGAAGTATTGGATACGAAGAGGAACGGTCACCGACCCTCCGGGCTGGTGTCGTGCCGGCCGCCATCGCACTGGAAAATCATCCTGCGGACAGCCGGGTGAAGATTTCCGAGGACGGTAAGGTACAGACACTGACAAGCCGGTGTGGTACGGGTGGCGGTAATGTCCCGATGGTCATGGACGCTGTTGAAAATTCAGTGGAAAGCCCGGTGAAAGAAGTTGAAAACTCTCCGGCGGTCACATTGAAGATCCGTTCCGGGTGTGAAGGCGGCGGCAAGGGAGCTATCTGGCAGGAAGAAAAGTCAGCTACACTCGGCTGCAACAACGACCAGACCCTGTTCGTTCCGAAATGCTACGGTGTCTGCT